GGGAACGTCGGAGAGCGCCCGTGGCAATCAAGATGCGGGGATCCTGGAAGCTTGCCCGCTTCTCCTTCACGGTGTCCTTATCAAGATGCTTCCAAGACCCTCCGTAGCGCCGACCCTGGGAGGTGAACTCCGCATTGATGACGCGCATCATGTCGTCAGCGATATCGTTGAGCACGTCCCTTGGATCATAGACGTGCTTGACGAGGTTCCGCATCTTGTGCTGGAATTGTTCCTCGCCGAATACCCTGATCTTGACGACAGTCATTACATCACCTTCGGCCAAAGAGCCTCAGCGTCAGGGAACCCCCACGCGGGAACCTGGCCAAGCATCGGGGTCTCGCCGGTGATCTCCTCGGCTGCCTCTCGCTCGACGGCTCCCAGGAGCCTCTCCAACATATTGTCGTACAGCTCCTTGTAGTGGATGTAGGCCGACCTGTTCGTCGCAACCTGCTCCGGGAAGTAGCTCAGCTCGACAAGCATCGCCGACAGGAGGCAGATGCAGCCGGCAGCCTGCCAATAGCAAGCGACGGGAATGTCGGTGTCCACGAGCGCGGTTACGTCGCCAGCCGCCTGGTCGATGATCCGCAGAACCTCGTCGAATGTCGGGCGAGTGTTCGCCGTGAACGTCCCGATCTCGACACCCTTCGTGTCCTTCGTCCGAGCGCGGAGCAGGGCTCCAACATCGCTAACCGTCGGCAGAAAGGTCTCGGCAGGATTCGGTACATCGTGGATCGGATCGGTGTCTGAGGTGTCTCCGGTCGCGTCCTCGAACTGTACCATGTACCAACCCTGGACGAGCGTAGCGTTCTCCGTCGTGAAGGAGCGTACCTTCGGATTGGCCGGATCAGAGTCGATTGGGCTCAACAGGATCGTCTCGATGGGAGTTGTCCACGGCCCGGTCTCTACCACCGACTCAAAGATGTTCGCTTTCGTCCACGGAATGTGGTCATGTCGCGCGAGCGGCACATAGTCAACAAACGATACAACCGTCATCGTCCCGTCCTTCCTCTTGAGGAAACTGAGCCGCTCTGAGGTTTGCCTTTGTACCCGGCGAAGCTCCCATAAATGTTTGATGTGTTCCCGGTCTGCTCGTTACGGATCCTACCGGCGTAGCTCGTTGTATGCAACTCTCCGGTCTCGTAGGGCAGCCAGATAGTGACCGTACGGACGTTTACGCCGTAGACAATCGTACGCGAAAGAACGTGGCCTATCGGAGCGACTACCGCAGCACCGACTAGCGTTATCCCACGGATGACGGTGGAGGAACCACGCCGGCCAATAGGAACAAGTACCGCTCCAGTTGGCGCCGTCGTGACGCCGTAAACCGTTGTTGCTGCCGCTCGTCGGCCGATGGGGAACGAGACCGGCGCAGGAACGATGACGACGCCGCGAACCGTGGTGACGCTATTCCTCTTGCCAATCGGCAGGAACTGGGTGTAGAGAAGGAAGATGCCGTTGACAGTCGTAGCCACGTTGCGCTTGCCGATGGAGACAGCGAGAGTGCCGGGAACGAGAGTCAGGCCGCGAACAGTTGTCTGCGGAGCCCTTCTGCCGATGGCGAGGGTGATTGTGCCGGAGCCGCTGACTGTGACGCCGCGAGTCGTGGTGGCCGACGCGCGACTGCCGATGGTGATGAGCGCGATGCCGGTGCCGACGAACCCCTGGATACCGCGAACCGTGGTGGCAGCTGCGCGCTTCCCGATGAACATACCGCCGGGGAAGACAATTCCGCCGACAGTCGTGGCTGCCGCACGCCTGCCGATGGCGAGATTGACGGTGCCGGTGGCGCTGAGCGTGATCCCCTTGACGCTCGTCGCTGAGGCACGCGAGCCGATGGTGATTGGAGCCGCTCCAGCGGGGGCAAGAGTGATACCCTTGACGACAGTAGCGCTCGCGCGCCTACCGATAGCAATAGGAGCGGCACCCGTAGCGACGAGCGTCACGCCGCGAGTAACTGTTGCTGCCACCACCCGGCCTATGGCCAATGGAGCGGCACCGACTGCGGCAGCAGTGACACCCCTCACAGTAGTGGCAGCAACCCTGCGTCCGATTGCGAGAGTGACCGTCCCGGAACCGGAGACCGTTACACCCTTGACAGAAGTAGCAGAGGCTCGAGATCCAATGACTATCGGAGCAGCCGTCCCGAAGCCTGCAACAGTGACGCCCTTCACCGATGTCGCGGAGGCACGCCTCCCGATAACGATGGGAGCCGCACCGCTGGGAGCGAGCGTCACTCCACCAACGACAGTAGCGGCTGCCCTCGCGCCTATTGTGAGGCCGACAGCAGCGCCGGTGAGCGTGACACCGTAGACAATAGATCCGCCGACAGCGACGATTGTACCAGCAACGAAATTGTCGAGACGTTGGTTCGAGTCGCTGATCTCTAGACCAGTGTATCCTGCATTGGTGTAGGTGCTGTCGGTACGAGTGAGGATGACTACCCAAGCGCCTCCGGTGTAGCGGTATCCGGTGAGCGTGTTCCCAACAGCACGGAATCCAATTCTGTCGCCGCTAACCAGATCGTTGCCGGTAACTGTCGAACCGAGCACAGTACTGGAGCCATTCGTGTAGCTCCTGATTTGCCACCCCGTCCCTTGAATCCAAATGAGTCCGTAGCCGTCCCAAGCGTTCGTGCCCTCGTCTTTAATGCGAAGAGCCAAGAAGATGTACTGCCCCGAGCCGGGTGCCACAGCCAGATCAATCGCCACATCGGTGTCTGGCCCGTACTGCGTCGCGAAGAAAGCATTGTCCGCAGTAGTAACACGCAACTGACCACTGAGAATCGTGAAACCCGGAACGTGCGCATTGATGCCGGTGGCCCAGTTGGCGCCAGCAGAACCGTCGGCCCGGTTGAACTTGTCCATCTGGGCCGCGCTGGTGAAGGCAGGAAGTCCTCCGGCAACCCTGCCAATCGGAATGCTGACTGGACTAGGAACAAGAACAATTCCGGGAATCACCGTTGCTGAAGCTCGTCTACCTATCGCAAGAGTGATCGTTCCCGAGCCAACAACCGTTATGCCGTATGTTGCCGTCGCGCTGGCTCGTCTCCCGATAACAATAGGAGTCGCTGTCCCCGATCCGGAGACGGTGACACCCTTGACCGAGGTTGCCGAGGCTCGACTCCCAATAGCGAGGGTTACGGTTCCAGAGCCAGAGACCGTCACACCCTTCACAGAGGTGGCGGGGGCAGCACGGCCAATTGCGAGCGGCGCTGCCCCTACCGCGACGAGAGTGATCCCCTTGACAGATGTAGCGGAAGCTCTCCGACCGATGGTGACGAGCGCGGCGCCAGTAGCAGTTACCGTCACACCCTTAACGGAGGTCGCTGAAGCTCTGCTGCCGATGGCTACCGGCGCGGCTCCGGTGGCCGAGACTGTGACTCCCTTGACGACCGTCGCTGCTGCGCGCTTCCCAATGGTGATGGGTGCTGCACCCGATGCTGCGACGGTAACACCCTTGACCGTTGTGGCGGCTGCTCTACGTCCAATCGTTACAGCAACAGCTCCAGTAGCGGCGACCGTTACACCCTTGACGACGGTGGCCGAAGCTCGCTTGCCAATCGGAACTGTCGCTCCGAGCGACCCTCCACCGGCGACGAACAGAGTCTGTATCTGCGTCAATGTGAGACAGGTGTCGAAGATCGCCAGCTCAGCTATGTCCCCATCGAACGTATTGGAGTAATTGCTGGACCCAACCCGCAACGGAACGCTGCTGCCCGAGGAGGCGAAACCAACCGTTGGATTGTAGGTCACTCCAGACTGAACCGCATCCTTGTACCAGGTCAAGTCGGTTCCGTCGTAGGTGAGAACGGCCATGACCCAGGTGGCTGCAGCAGAGAACATCGGCTTGGCAGGCTCGTCCTCCCCTGCCGAGCCTCCGTCTACGCACACGACCAATTGAGCACCAGTCCCATATCCCTGGTAGAGCTGCCAGCCACCGAGGGGGCTCGAATTGTCGCGCTGCTCCACTATGGTACGAGACTCGTTGGTCTGACTGACGCCCGATGGCTTCACCCAGACGACCCAGGAACAGGGGACGTCACCAACAAAGTCTAGAGATGACAGGCGACGTGCTTCGAGCTGGCCACCCGCCGCACGATTGAACGTCCTGGCACCACGACCATTGGGTACCGGGGAAGCAGCGGTCGGAACCGTGCCGTGCTCAACAACGAGATCACAACCGCCTCTGTCTGCCGCCGCGAGGTCGGGCCAATACGCTCTCGGGCTCAACGCCCGAACAGCGTCCATGTACGGATAGGTGACCTTCTCAGCGCGGAAGTCATCAATGCGAGCGGTACTGCCGCCGTAAGAGCCTATGCCGCCGAAGAATGGAGCGGTGGGAACTGGTGAGGTATCAGTCCAGTCAACAAGAGCAGCCGACCAGCTGCCTGACCCTCCCGCTCGCCGATAGACGCGGATACGGTTGCCAGTAGCGATCTTCGTGATGCGCACGCCCATCTCATCGCCAGTTGCAAATGTCGCTCCGAGTGCAGTTGGTGCTACCTTCTGGCCTGTGTACTGGTAAATCTCATATTGTGTGCCGCCGGCAAGAAGGTAGATTTGATAGCAATGCTTCGCGTTGCCGGTCATCGAGGCAATGTGAGCGTAGATCCCATAGTCGTACGACGGCAGCGTGTCGATCTTGAAGGACAGGCCGAGGTCGGCAGACGAGACGCCAGAGAGCCACGCCGCATTCTCTCCGCCCGTGATCGGAGCAGCCTTATTGGAGAGAACTTGAACATTGCTCGGTAGCTCCCCGATATACCAGGGATTGGTCAGCGGCCCGTCGCCTCGCGTGAAGGTATCCCGCAACACGGGAAGCGCCGTGCCGGAGAATCCTGAGAACCCAGCATCAGCTGCTACGCCAGGATTGCCTCCTCCGAAGTCGTCATATTGGTTGGTAGCTTCATATGCGATGAAACCGATACGACAGATGTCGTTGTACGTCGCATCATTGATAGAGTAGAACATCGTCCAGGTAGTGGTGCTGAGCTTGTAGTGCCAGCAGTAGAGCATCGTGCCTCTGCGCTGAAAACAGAACTTGTCCCCGGAGACATTGTTCTGAACACCTGTAGCGAGGGATACTTGGGTATAGTCGTCCGAATATCGACGTATCTCCCAATCACCGTTGTCGCTGCCGATGGCGAGGGTGTACTTTGGACCATTGAGAGCACTGCCGAGGACGAGGGTGGCTCCGTTACCGTTGTGCGAGGCATTTACGAGGGTGATGTATACCTCGATGTCACCTACCGCAAAAGGCTCGCTCCAAGCCATGCCACCGCCGGTGCCAGCAGCCGCGACGAGCTTGCCACTCGAGATCGAGATGTTCTTGCCACTGTCCCAGGGATTCAGATTGAAGTTATTGAGAGTCCCCGAGAAGGTATCGAGCACCGGAGTGGAAGGAGCTATGAGACCAACGGTGATGCCTCGAACCACAGTATTGGTCAGAGGACCCGTGCCGAAGTTGTCGACGCTCCCGGACGTATTCTTGAACTCGAACCCTACCCAACCCTTTGGGTGATTCGAGTCGGTCGCTGATCCAATGTAGGTCCAACCGCCAGTTGGAAGACGACGCCAGACTGTTATCAACGATCCCTGGATCGTTACGCGCCATTCTTCGCCCGCAACGTGAGCGATAGTGCCGCTCGTCAGTGTACTGATCGACGAGGCCAGTCGTCTGTTCAAAGCCCAGTCATTGGGATAGATAAATAGCGCGAATCCGTCCTGATCTCCAGGAGGTCCATACGTGGGATAGTTGTACGACTTGAACCACATCTGGACTTCATCTGTCCCGACGGGAACAGTGGCCAGCGTGAAGTACGCCTCCATATCACCAGACATGTCTCCGGCAGGAACCCAATACGATCCAGTGTAGGAGCCGCTGCTGCTCGTGAATCTGTTGCTGACAATCGCACCATCCGCACCGTCGTTCCAACCAGGAGCCCAGTTCGCACCAGGAGAGCCATTCGCCCTGTTGAAGTCATCGGTATTGGCTGCCCTGATCCCGGAGACGTGACCAATTGCGAGGTTCGATGGCAGAACCGGAGCCGGAGTGCGCAGGACGAGACCGCTGCGTTGAATCCTTCCGCGACCGAACCTAGCCATCAGCGCACCGCCGCCCGATGTACCGCTTGCGTCATCCCTGGATTAACAAACAGCTTCTTCTTCTTCTCTGGCTCAGACGTGTCCAATTCCACCGCCACAGCTTCCCATGCCGATCCGCTTAAGCCCCACGCTGCAAAAGCCGTTCCAACAAATCCCGAATCGCGGGTCGCATATTCAGCCCCGCGTGTCGGCACTGCAAACCCCGTGTCTGCCCCCTCGATCCAAGAAGCATTGGGCGTAATGTTGCAAGGATTTGTGGCGTTACCAACCACTCCGATAGTAGGATTTCCAGTAAGAGTTGTAATCCCGAACGTACACGATGGGGAAGTACCACCAGAACCCGAGCCAGTCGCAGACTGCTTCGCCGCCTGCGCTCCCGTCCTCTTCATACCCGAGACACGACAGGTCATCACTGTGCAGCCGTTGCAGGTAGCAGCGAAGTTTGCAGTGACCGTCTGAGACACAGCTGTCGCAAAGAAGTTACCAATCCAGAGCGAGACTTGACCGAATTCAGCGATCTTCTGGAATGTCTGGCCCGCAACGCTAGAGGTAACAGAGTTCAGAACAACATCGTAATTCGCAACCATCGCCACGATGATGTCCTTCGCTACGGGCGTAAAAGTGCCGCTTGTGTATGCAGTCTGGTCTGTCGTTAACGGTGTAGCGACTCCTGCGGTGCAAGCGGCCACTTGCTATTCCTCGAACTCGTAATATCCACGGACGTTGACGGTTGCCGGAGCGTTACAGCGCCAAGCCATCATCTTGCCCATCGTCGATGCTGTGACGAGACCCGTCGGTTCGCGTCCCATCGCTGCCTGCACAAAGAGGACGCCACCGTAAGGTGTGATCAGGAACTGCTTCAGCGAGGTCAGCACGGTCGGCTCAGACGAGCAAGCATTCGCTGCAGTGTGCGCCGAAGTCTGCGCAGGCCAACCACGCAACTGCAAAGGAGTGAACGTCGTGGAGCCGGTACCCGGTGTAGAGTTGGTAGCTGCCGTCCCGAGACACAACTCTACGAGCGCTGGGATAGCCGAAGCAGTTACACCGTCGAACGATATGCAAGCTTCCGTCATCGCTGGCTGGTTGTTGGATCCCGAGAGCAGGTACGCAATCGTCTTGGCAGTAGCTGCCGTCAGTCCGACTGCGGAACCGCCGGTGTTGACGACGTAGGCGTTACCCGGCACTGCGTTGCGATACATCGCCAACCGCTCGCGCCGGATCTCAGCGACGACTCGCTGGACCATGTCTTGCCCGTGCATCATCTCGCGCAGGTCGCCAGCATCACTCGGCAGATCGCGACGCACCCGCTCTGCCCGATACCGGGAAACAACGAGCCCTCCGCGCTGCACCTGAACATCGTCGAGCAAGAGCATCAGCCACCCCCTTCGATCAGATCGAGAACGTCTTGGAGATCGACACCCTCGGGCAGCTGAGACTGTAGAGCGTCACGATTCTCATTGATCGTTTGAGCTTCTGTCTGAACTTTGGCGACGATGAGTTCATCAGCTGCCGCGACTAGCTCCGGCACTGTTCCCTGATCCTCGACCTCGGCAGCCAGATCGTTTCGTAGCGCCTCGCTGCCGTCCTCGTCGTAAATGCCGACCGGGATGCCGGCGCCGACCGCGATGTCGTTTATTGCCTGAGCCTTGGCCTCATCAAGGGTGAGGTATCCACCCGAGCGCCGCTGGCCCGGCCAGGGTGCTTCGTTGAAACTTGGATCTTCATAGTGGATGTAATACATCTCACTCCTTTAGGCAAACCAAGAGGCCAGAGATACTACAATTGCATCCTCACGTAGCATCCCTAGCCCCCTGATTGGTTAGATCGAGAATACGCCCAGCGAGTCGATGGTCAGAGTTACGTTCGAGCCGTTGGGTGTGAACGCAATCGACGGCGACGAGTCGATCCAACAGATCAGTGCCGCCGCCGCGTCTGATGCGTTGTACTTGTAGAGGATGACCGCCTCCACAGTGGAGCCCGAGACCGAGTTGATTGTCGGATCTGCACAATCGAATGTCCCCGGCGTCGTGCCTGCCGGCCCGTTCGTGACCTTGGTGCCGACGCTGGCCGCCATACGGGCAACCGGCGAGGTAACGCTGGACATGAACTGGTCGGCAGCGTTGTACGTCTCCACGCCGGTGTCGATCAGAGCGAACCTGATGTCGTCCGACAGGAAGTTGATTGAAGCATCGAGAATTGCCTTCGCACCGAGTGGGTAAAGGGTATTGGCCATCAGTCAACGCCCTCCTCAGTGACCTTGCCGTCCGGAGCGATGATCCACCACTCGCAGACCCAATCGTCCGATCCGTCCTGCTTGTACATCGTTCCGAGCTTGATGTTGCCCTCGCCATCATCGGTGTCGCTCGACCAAGAGAAGGTCGCCCCACGCTTGTGTAGAGAGGAGCCAGTGACAACTCCTTCCTCGTCACGCATGCTGAGGATGATCTCCTCAATCTTGTCGATCTGCGCGTCGGTCTCGTCGTGTTCATACTCCCACGACGTACGAGCAGAGACAGCACGAGTTGATCCTTGACCCTGGCCGGGGTTCTCCCTCCTGATGACAACGTTCTGCGGTTCTTCAGCCATTGCTTCCTCCGGTCGGTGGGAGGCAGGAGGGCTGACCCCCGGAAGGGCCAGCCCACATTGCCTACTGCTCGATGATCCTCGTGAGGCCAGCCGTCAGCCCCTTCCGTGGATCGCCATCCGAGGCGATGTTCTCGGCGGCGAGCATCCGGTGGGCCAGCTCCTTGTCGGAACCAACTGCTTCCAGAACCTCATCTGCCGACCATGCCGCGCCGTCCTTGCCGGTCGTGATCCACTCGGCCAGCTCATGCTCACCGAGCGACGAGATGTCCGAGACCTGCGATGGTGCAACCGTCTCGCTGCCCGTGCTCTCCATCATGTCGAGTTCGTCCGACGTGTAGAAGGCATGAGCCTCCTCGCCCTTGCTCAGGCCGATGAGCCCCATCTGCTCGACGGTCAGCTCCGTTCCTCTCGGAGCTTCACGCGGTTGACGAACAACTCCAACGCCGTCCGGCGAAGGAACCTCGACCACGTACGTGAAGATCAGGTTGCGCACGACTCGCGTGTCGCCCTGACTCGCGTACTCCTTGGGGCTCTTGTACTCTGACAACTCGTCGGTGATGAAGTCGTCGGAGCCGTAGAGCCCAGTTGCTGCTTCTGCCATGATGTCCTTTCCCCGTTATCCGGCCAGGTTGGTGAACTTCAGGACGGCGAAACGGTTGTCCACGAACATCAATGGACGGACGCTGCTCTGAGTCCAGTAGCGCTGCGTTCCCTCCTCGTACCACTGCTCGGTGGCCAACGGCTGCTCGACTCGCATCTGGCCGGGCTGATTCTGCGCCACCACGTATGCGGTGCCGGCAGGAACCCGGTTGGTCACGAAAATCTCGAGACCGATGGACGCGAGCAGGTTGTTGAGATCCGGGCCGTAGATCCGGGTCAACTGGAGGAACTCCTGTGGATTGATGATCCACAGGTCATACACGATGCCCAGCTCCTCTGTCTCAGCTTGCGTCTGGGCACGCGCGAAGTCGTAGCCAGGCCACAGGGTGGAGTTGGACGTTGACGCGCCGCCGGTGACGACGGTGGACCAGTTCAGGCCCGTGATGACTCGCGTCGGCGAAGCCGTCGCAGCCGCATCGAGAACCTCCACCGCACGCTGATTGATCTTGCGCACGATGGTGTTGGCGAGCTGACGAACGTGCCGGGTGAAGACAGAGACATCGTTCCTGTCCCGCGCTTCCACGGTGACGAAGAATTTGCCTCCCCACTTCTCCACCTCAGCGACCTTCGGCGCACGCCGCTGGCTCGTGACAATCGGGAACTCGTCGCCGGGAGCAACGCGCTGAATGTCACGATCCAGGTACAGATCGTTGGCGATGACTTCGTCGTAGACGACAGCGCCGCCTGAGACGCCGCCAGCATTCGCGAACACCTTGTCTGCAAAGAACCTCTGCAGAGTCAGGTCCATCAGGGTACGCGTGACCCGCGTGGGGCTCTTGAGAGCGGTGTCCACGAGGATGACGTTGCCAGAGACCGTCGGCGCTCCGAGAGGATGCGCAACCGGATTGGCCGTCAATGCCTTGACCACTTCGCCTGTCCGAACGAATCCGGACTGACGCAGAAGTTCGACATCGATGTCTGTGTTGATCATGTTGATTGCCTCCTCTCTAGGTGAGCTTGAGGGCGATGTATGTGTCCACATCGAGTGCCCCATCCGTCACGGCGATGCCGAGAGGGATCGGGACAGCTGCGCCTGCGTACACGTACGGGATGACCTTGCCGGTTGCGTCGGCCATGACCTGCTGGCCTGCCGTGATGGCCGCCCCTCCGGTGCAGGGAACAACACCTTCACGAATGACGCCGACCTTGCCGTTCAGCGGTGCGTCGTACTTGGCGATACCGAACGGGACTTCTGTCGCCCCCACGCAGTGGTTCACCTTGATGTTGCTTCCGTCTGCCGTGTTTGCCAGGCCAGGGCCGGATGCCGGCGCTGCGCTGATCTTGACGACACGCTTGCCGGTCACCGCCACGCTCGCCTGAGCGGTGAGATCGGTACCGGGACGGAACAACGGGATGCAGTCATTGGCCATTGCCTATCCCTCCCTTCCCTGCAGGACACGGCTGTTGCGCCCAGCGCCTGCCTTGATCTGTGCGATTTCCGGGAACCAGGACTCAGGGAGCCCTTCACCCGCGCTGACGCCCGAGCCATCGTCAGAGTTGCCAGCATTCCCACGCATGTGCACGGGAATGAGCCCACCCTCTAACGAATCGAGTGTCGCCTTGTTGCCCTCGAAGTCTGCCGCAAGGGCAGTCTCCCAGTGCTTGCGTCGCGCGGGAGGGATCTTGCCGGCCTCCACCGCCGCATTCACTGTTGCCGTGATCTCGTCCGTCCGACGACCCTGCTCGTGCTTGACCGCGAGCGCCGCGCCGGTCTTGAGCTGCTCGTAGGCTGCCCTGTCGAGCTGCACAACGCCAGCCTCGACCGGATCACCCTCTGGCTCCGGATCACCCTCAGGCGTTGGATCGTCCGGTGACGGTACCGGGTCACCGACTGGATCGCCCACCGGCGGTGCTGGATCCCCTTCAGGTGCGGCAGCAGCGACTGCTGCAGCCCCGGCCGTGATGGCCTCGTTGATCTGATCCTCGGACGCATCCTCGGGCAGACCCAGACGCGAGGCCAACGCGAGACGAGTTGCCTCGTCCATGGTGGCTCCTTCCTGGTTGTTGACCGGGCGGGATTCCGCCCGAGTAGCGTACACGAGCATGTCCCCATCGAACATACGCATGCCCGCGAGCACAGCCGCCTTGGCTGTGGTCTTGTCGGGGTATTCCTCCGTCACTTCGATGGCATCCCCAAATGTGATGTTGTCGCCCTTCACCTTGACCGGGACACGGTACAGATCACCGTTCTCCTCATCGTCCACAATCAGCTGCAGGCCGGAGGCATTGTCGTACTTGATCCCACGGATCCACCACCAGTAGTTGTCACCGACAGCGACATCAGCGTAGAAAGCACGACGCACTTTATCTACATCAACAAGAGCTTCGATCTTATTGCCCATCCCTCCTCCTGCTGCTTTGACAATTGCGTCCACCTCAGCTCCTTCTGGCTGCTCGCTGCCGTACCAGAGAGGCAGATCCTCCAACACCTGGCATCCAGGCCAGCGAACGCCGAGGAGCGAGACCGCGTTGATCACAAACGAATACTTCTTGCCTGTGACGGCCTCAAAATCCCATACACCCTCCACCGACCGATTCGGGTACGCCATTGGCAAGACCGACGCCAACCACTCCGGCATGCCGGTGTAGTCGCCATAGACCGTCTGGCCGTTGTCTCCGAGATGCATCGTATCGATGTCGATTCTCCCGAACGCCTGCTCTGCGTCGTCCACGAGAATATCGTTGTACCCGGAAGCATGGCCCAGCTTGATGCGAGGAGCAACTATCGCAGGATCCTGGACGGCAGCTACCGCATCCTGGAGATGGATGTCGGTGAACGTCGTCACCCCCGTGCTGATGGGGTACTCGATCCCTGTTGAGATGAGAGGTACTCCTGTCACGCGCCAGGTGCCGTCTGGATTCTGGATAATCTCCATGACTAGAGAGGACTCTTGCCGCTCTTGTTCTTCTTGAGCTGCCTGTGTAGAGCCATCCCCTTTGTCGCCTCGTACCAACGAGCAGCGACCTCGTATGGGCGACCGCGCGATGCCGGGCCCATGGGCTTGTCTTCGTCGGCTCTGTTGCTCAATCCCTTCACAGTGCTGTTGTGCGCCATCATTCCTCCTCGTGCGTTGATGTAGTGGCGACGGCAGGCTCCAGGGAGGGAGCACCCCGCTGTCCTGCCGCCGCCTTAACCGGCTGCTGGTTGCCGGCTCCGGTTGAAGGCGGATTCTTCGCGCTCTCCAAAGCTACCTCGTGCGAGTCTGCCTGTGCCTTCTCCGCAAGATCGGCGCTCTTTTGAGCCAACTCCTGCTCCGGCGTAAGTCGAACGTTGCCGGTGGCCTCGGGCAAACCCATCTCCTTGCGTGCGTATGCCTCTAGCTCCTCATCCATTACGATGAGACCCTTCTCCACCGCGATGGCCAAGTCCTGTACGACGAACAACGGATCATACTCGTACGAAATGATCGGAACCTGATCGACATCCTCGCCCCAGTTCCAATCAACATCGTCCTCTATGACGTGCTCGTTAAACGTATCCGCTATCCAATCTGCTATGGCAGCGAGCCCTCCTGCCCAGAACTCGACAAACGTACCCCCTAGTGCACGGCTGCCGGTCTCGGTCTGGCCAAGCTGCATCACCATCAGCATAAAGCGACGCGCCATCGCCTCATCATGGTAGCGGATCGAGTCAACAACGCTCGAGTTTGTACCCTTTGCGATGTTGAACTTCGCTCCTGCCGGTACCGCACCGCCGGCAGTATCTCCGATCCTGAACTGCTGGGCCATCTTGTTCAGCTGATTGATCTCGTCATATGTGGCTCCTGGGTGAGCCTCGATATACGGAACACCACCGGCGCGCTCGTGATTGATAGCGTCGATGCGCATCAGCCGATCCTTGATGACCCAGTTCTTGTAGCACTCGCGGAACCAGGAGCGCCCGACCCAATTGGCGCCCTCCTGATCCCAGACGTAGGCGACGAGGTTGTCCACCGGGATCTCCGGCAGCTGCCCCCACGTCATCGGGCCGGATGTCTTCTGTGTGTTCTGAACAATGCTGACGAGTCCTCCGTCCGGCGCGACACGAATCTCTTGGATTGTGCGCGGCGGTCGCTCTGCGAGCTTCCGAAGATGCCAGAGACCGTCATCCGGAGGATTGCGCTCCTGTCCGATGTAGCCAACCTGCTCGAAGTAGTAGTGGCCATAGATGCCAGCCGACAGAGCGCGCTGAAGGTGCTTCTTGAACACGAACTTGCGCTTGGATCGTTGTCGGGTGTTCACCTCTGCCCCGAGGATCGGGAGGTTGTAGTCCCGAGATAGTTTGTTGACCATCTCGTCAGGAGCGCCATTCGGGTCGATGCTCCACTTGAAGCGTAGGAGAGCCTGCGCGGTCGCGTTGTACAACGCCGACAGCTGCGCATCAGTCCGCATGACCTCGTACGTCGAAACCGACCGAGGCCATACCAATTCCGGTACGAACTCCTGATCATCAAAGAACGACGACCAAGGCGCCATACCGCCCGGCGACAGCGCACCGCCAAGAACGGCTCCGATCTCTGTAGTTGGAGCCCTAGCTCCTGTCTTGGTGCGTGTCACCGGGCGTGGCATTGCTTATCCCTTCTTCCCAGCCGGCAGTTGCGTCGGCACAGGAGGATCATCTGGCGGCGGCATGCCTGGTATCAGGTTCGGGACGATCAGGACCAAGAGCGAAGTGGCTATTGCCGCGATGATCGTGAGAATCGTCCAAGTCGTCGAACCTTCCGGGATCACTCCCAGGCAAGCCGTCGCTGCGGTGCCAATCGCCGCGATGATGAACTTGGCATATATGAGTACCTTCTGATCCATCAGTTAGCTCCGTTAATTGGAGGTATGGTAGCCACACTTGCCGCCAGCAATACACGGATCAGGCGGTGGCTCCTCGTGGCACTTGCACTTGCCGTCCTCACCTGCCGGCCCTCGTGGACCAGGTGGCCCCTGAGCACCAGTAGCACCGGCTGCTCCACAGATCTTGGCACTCGAACCGTCAGAGCCGAGAATCAGAGCGCAATTGGCGTCTGGCCCTGTGCCCTGCTCGACATGAGCCAATCCTGCCGCGCCGGTCTCACCCTTCGGGCCAATCGGGCCTGCGGCGCCAGTTGCCCCAGTTGGACCTGTAGCACCCTGCGCACCTTGCGTACCTGCCGGCCCCGCAACACCTGGGTCTCCTTTGTCCCCCTTCGCTCCCTTCCCCTCGCAATACAAGCTCGGGTTCACCGGAGTCAACGTCGGACACGGGATCGCCAGTCCAACCCGACGATTCTCCCAGGGACGGCACGGCTGGTTGAGTGCGACCGACCGAACGACTCCTGCCCGCAGGATCGCTAGCTTGAGATTGATCGGTCCAGTTGCTCGGCCTCCGTCCAGCGGCCTCAGGAACGACTTGCCCACGCAAAACGGTCCAGCCAATCTCCTCCCCTGATCCGATGAAGCTGCCTGAACGGAGCCGACGGTAATGATGGTCACCAAGATGACGGTTGTCATCGCCGCCACAAGCACGTACCACTTCTTCATTGCCCCTCCCCTTGTCACCACGGTAGAATTAGGCGCTGACGTCCCAGCCCCAGAACAACGCAATTACAACACAAACCGCAATGACGATCAGGCAGAGTGTGGCAAGACTAATGTTCTCCATGATTCCCCCTAGAGAATGCTGTGTGCGGAAAGTTGGTAGCCGACGAGCGGCGCACCATGAGTGTAGTTCGTGTGATGTTGAAGTTGTTTCCCTGCGCCCCAGATCCCTTCGACATTGATCCCAACATGGCAATGCGGGCCACCACCGATGTGATTGGCGGCAACCCTTCCGAATACATCACCTTTGTTGAACCGTCTGCCGACCGCTGGCGCATACGCTTGGTGACCGAACCAATACCTGATCCCGGAGTCGCCGGTGCAATAGCAGGCATCTCCCGGACGCGATGAAGATTCTCGAGTGACAACCATGTGCTCCGGAGCTATCAACGACATACCCTCATCAAAGGCAGTGTCGAACGCCGGATAGTACTGGATGCCGTCGGTCGCGTGCGTCAGGTCTTGCTGAAGGATGCTGAGACCGCCTCGGTAGACCGGGCCCAACGCCGGCACCTTCGGCTGAACGCTGTTCAGCTCAGCCTGGATCATCTTCTGAGAGAAAGCATCCATCGCGAAGTCGCCGGTCTTGAGCTTGAGAGAGCGCACCTTGACCCATCTGCCCTCTCCGTACCCGTTGGCCGAATCCTTGAATGCCTTGTCCAGCGCATCCTCCAGCCTCTGGTTGTAGATGTCGTCTAGCTCGTCGAGCGTGACATCTGCGAACCCAAACCCCGCTCGCTTCATTGTACGCTTCAGCGCCTCGGCGGTCGGCCCCCTGTGCTTGCCCTCACCGTCGATGGAGTACGGCCCAGTGTAGGGAACCTGCGCCTTTGTAAGCATCGTCGCCATATCGCTCCCTAGAGTCTCATCGTGAGTAGGTCGTGAGCAAGAGAGCCCGGCAACGCCATCTGTGCCTCGATGGATTGATGGGCAGTCGAGTAGACACAAGCGTCCGCCAGGTCGGGCGAGTGGACGCCACGCTTGCGCATATCCTCTTTCGACTCAATTTGGATCTTGCCGCTTGAGTTGACCCACCATTTGATCGACTGGAGCTGCTCTTGAAGAATCATGTCGGCGGGATCTATGTCGATCTCACCAGCCTCCAGAGCGACCCTGAAGCTCCAGTACAACTCAGCACGACGGTTCATGAACTTGTCGGGCCGGTACGCGCGCTCCGCACCAGAGAACGGTACCGCCTGGTAGCCTTGCTCTTTGAGCCGGTCGTATACGCCTGCCCCGACTCCAACGGTATCCACGACAATCGGGATCTGCTTCAGCTTGTGGTGCTGGTTCAGCTGGTGAAGGATCTTGCCGACAGTACGCATCGTGTCGGTCATCCCCCAGGCGTCCATGAAGCGGATGACTCCCCCACGATTGCGGTAGAGGACAGACTTGTCTGTACCGAACCGAGCGATGTCTGCCCCATAACGTCCGGCCTCCAATCCGGGCAAGTTTGTTTCGATGCCCTTCATGATCATTGCTGGAGTGATGAGGTACTCGTCCGAGATGTCCGGGAACTCAGCTGTGACCTTTGCGACCCAAAGCGGGGATCCCTCGCCCCAGTCCCGCCGACGCTCTTCAACCCAACTGGGCGTGACGAGCTTCTCAGCAACGTCAGCCGGGACGTACTCGCCGGTGAAGTTGGGAGTATCGAACGCGCTGATGGTGATTGTGTTCCAGTCGGTACCGGGCTTACAGATTTGAGCAAACTCGGTGCCGGGATCGTCTGGGTTGCCGATAGCGAGGATCCGCGCGTTGTCGTTCGTCGCTAGCGTCTTGACTGCGTTCCAAAGAGAGATCGGGATGCCGCACGCCTCGTCGAGGATGATGAGGATGTAGCGAGCGTGGAGACCCTGAAAAGCGTTCTCATCGTAGTCGGCAGGCTTGCGCCCCATTGCGATGAGTTCTTCCTCGGACTTCCCCTCTCCCATGTACCAATGACACTCAAGGGTAATGCGGCCGGGCAGCTTCCCCACTCGGTGCGCCCGGCGCATCTCCCTCCAGAGGATCGCCTGAACCTGTGGCCACGATGGTGCGGTCGTGACGAGGAAAGCGTCCCCCAGCTTGTGTACATTGATCCACCACGCACCGATCCGGGAAGCTATGAAGCTCTTGCCTGGGCCGTGGCACGCCTTCACCGCCGTGTACTTGTTGTCCACGACGCTCTTGCAGATCTCCTCCTGCTTGGACCAAACGTACTCACCTAGAACGTCCCGGATCCAGTGGGCGGGATTGTCGAGGTACGGAGCCGGTTGCGGGAACAGCATCCGCATCGCTGCCTCGGTCGTACCAATCGGCATCGCTCCGAAGGTATCTTGCCCAAACAGCGCCGCCAGATCTTCGACTGGGACGCCGGTGACGTGCTTCTTTCGCAATCGCTCTGCGCGAGGGGGCAGACCCTCCTTGACCGCCATCAGTCGGGTACCCCCGGCAGAAGCACGGGGACACGACGCGGCATCTGGGGCTCGCGTGTTCGCTCCTCGTCCGTCAACGGGCGCGTACCCTCCATGAGGACGAGGTGCTTGCGAATGATGTGAGGGACTCGCTTGTTCTGGTCAGGAGTCAGCTCCAGATCGTCGAGCACCCCTCGCAGGAGCTTGGCAATCGACTGCCCATACATCTCGGCGACTCGGACGGCGCGCTCCGCAATCCCGAGGGAGATGGCGTCCTTGCTGAACTTGGCGAGACGGTCTACGGCATTCTGCCGCTCTTTCGCCCAAAGATGTAGCTGCTTGCCGAGAATGGTGTGCTCAATCCAGTCGTCCTTCTCGAGCAACTCCATCTGCTCCGTACAGAACTCCACCTCTCCGGCTGTCAATCTGATGCACCACATGAGGGCGTCGATAGGATTGATGTCCTTCGGCGCACCCATGAGAACTGCCGTCTGCTTCGCACCGTTGAGCTTGTGGGTGGGGAGATCGCCGCCGTGGAACTTGCACTTGCCTACACCTGGGTGACTCGTTCCATGGCCGGCTGCCATTCGACAGGTGCCGCCTTGTTTGCGCTTGGCGCCGCAGTAGCCGGTCGCCTGGGAGACGCGGCGCATCCCCTTCATTGCCTCCAGGTCTTTCTCCTTCTGCTTCCTGAGGCGAGTTGCCTTCTTGTAGGGGGACAGCTTGGCAATCGGCGTCGTCATGGCACCGGCCTGATGTGCTTGTCGAGTTGAGTCGCGTTGCCCTCAATGATTGGGCCGCTGGACCTCACCCCGTTGCTGATAGGATCCCACTCGTACTTGCGCATTGGCGGGTGCTGCCCTACACCCAGCTCAATCTCCTGCCACTCTGGCTCACGGAGGAGCTTGTCCTCGATGGGGAACGGATACATGTCGGTCC